CAAGAATGCCAAGGCCGCAACTTATCTTCGTTTCTCAGTTGGTTGCACTGATCCTCGCGGCATTTATGGTTCGAATGGGCCTTAAGTTATATCTGGACAGTTGGGAGCTTCGGCTCCCTTCTGTTCCAAATTGGAACACCCCTTATTGATGTTTTTAGTCTCGGAGAATTGAAATGCCTAATTATCACGCCGCTAATACTGTTATGAATCCTACCCGTTTTCCTGGAGGCCTTAATACTTGTAATGTAACAGATGCTATGGCTCAACTTGGTATGCTTGACCCTAGTCGTATTCAAAATTTCTTTTCTGATTTTATTACTTATACTGCTGCTGATTGGACAGTTACTAAAGTTGGTGCTGGCACTAATGCTCTTACTACAGGTGCTGGTGGTTGGTTACTTATTACAAACGCCGCTGCTGATAACGACTCAGTGTTTCACCAACTCCCATCCCCTGCATTTTCTCTCAGTGCTAATAAGCGTGCTTTCTTTAAGTGTCGCTTTAAAGTAAGTGATGCTACGCAAAGTGATATTCAGTTTGGCTTATTGTCAACTGATACAACTCCTTTTGATGTAACCGATGGCATCTATATGCTGAAGCCTGATGATGCAGCTACTGTTAATGTAATTTGTCGTAAAGATGCAACTACTGGTAGTATCTCGGGAACGGCTGTAGCTACTTTAGTTTCCGATACCTTTGTTACTTTTGGCTGGGCTTATGATGGTAAAGCTTCAGTAGAGTTTTATTTTGATGATGTGAAGGTATATACTTTAGACGCGTCGTCAACTTACTTGCCTGACACATTGCTTACCCCTTCATTTGGTCTTCAGAATGGTGAAGCTGTTGCTAAGAATATGACCGTGGATTATATCTTCGCTGCCGTTGAACGCTAATCTTAGGAGCATAAAATGGCAACTGTTGAACTCTCTTATACACCTGCCGCAGCTAACCTTACGGGGCTAGCTAGTAATGTGACAGGTGCTTCTTGGCCGCTGTCAGCTACAAGTGCTGCTGATAATTTGGCCCATCTTATTACTATTCGAAATGATACTGCAACAGATCATTCAGGTAAAACAGCTCTTATTACTGGTACTGATGCTGATGGTCAAACACAAACAGAGACACTTGCCTTGCCTGGTGTTTCAGCAACTGTAACATCAACAAAGAATTTCATGACTGTAACTAGTGTTGTTCCTAGTGCTACTATTGGAGCTGACACTATGGATATTGGTTGGAGTGCCGTTGCTTGGGGTAGAACTATTCCACTTAACTGGCGACAGGATCAGTTTCAAGTAAGTCTTGCTGTTGTCATTACGGGTACTATTAGTGTTACTGTACAGCATACTTTTGATTATCTTAGTGGTGTAGGTAATATTCAAAGTGCTAACTGGCTGAATCATGCTACGTTAGCGGCTGTAACAGCGACCGCAGATGGTAACTATGCCTTTCCTGCAGTGGCTACCCATCTTAGAATTAATTCTGTAACTGGTGGTGCGACTGTGAAATTCTATGTTGTTCAAGGAGATCGTTCATGATTTCTACTACTGACATGCAAGCACTTAAAAATGTATCTGCGTTTTTTAATTTCTTAAATGAACCCGAAAAATTTAAAGTCCTTATTAAGGAGGCTCAAGTTGCTATTGCAGATATGCAGGAAACAACTAAACTTTTTGTAAGTATTGAGGCTTTTGAAAAGTTTCAAGCAGAAGCTAAGTTAAAACTTGCTCAAGCAAATGAAAAGCTTGAGTCGGCTAAGAAACTATTTAAAGAAAATTCTGATAAAATTACACAAGCTTTAAATACGCGTAATTCTCTTTTGTTGGATAAAGAAAAAGCTTATGATTTGAAAACTGCTAAGTTGCTGACTGATGTGGCTGCAGTTAATATTAAGCTGAAAGATATAGAAGATGAATATGAAAAACTTCACCTGAAAAAAGAAGAAGTTAATGAACGGGCTATAGCTCTTGTAACTAAGGAAAAAGAAGTAGAAGAAAAACTTACAAAACTTAATGCTGCTCTTGAGGTGATGTAATGCCAGGTACTATTACTCACCAGTTTGTAAGTTTGCTTCCAGATGACCCAGACCCAACTATCGTACATCCTAGTGATTGGAATGCTTCTCATACGTTTAATCTTACTGGCCCTGATGTAGGTCTTCCAGTTGGTGGTGATATTACAGGGCATTCTAATAATATAGCAATAGGTTTAGATTCAATTTCTACAGGATTGTATTCGATGGCTGTAGGCGAAATGTCCTCGGCTATTAGTGCTTACTCTATTGCTGTTGGATATAACGCAGAAGCTACTGCCATATCTTCTTTTGCATTAGGCGCATATTCTTCTGCAACACATTTAAGTAGTATAGCTTTAGGTGACACTAGTGTTACAGGAAGAACCTATGAGTTGTCTATAGGTGATGTAGGAAGAGAGCGTAATGTAGCTAATGTTAAAGATGCAGAACTTCCTCAAGATGCAGTAACCCTTAATCAATCTATGACCCGTGGTAAGGTTATTAATGAGGCGCGCAATGGCGCGATACTATAATGGCAGGAAATACATCCCCAATTTATTCAAGAGTAGGTGACGTTCAATTCAGCGTCCCCATAGTTACGGCTAACACAACTCGTGACCTTACATCAGGCACAAGTTATTTGTGTTTCACAGCTGACGCTACGAATGGTGGTTATCTAAACACGTTATTTATCCAACCTCTGGGCACAAACGTACAGACGGTAATCCGATTCTGGATAAATAACGGCGGAACGACCGCAACAGCAACCAATAATGTGTTGTTTGCAGAAGTCACGCTCAATGCAACTACATCGAGTGAAACGCTTGGTTTATTTCCGTCAGCTCAGCCTATGGAGACTGCTTTGCCGCCTGGTTACAGGATTTACGCAACCATAGGTACGGCGATTGCTGCAGGAGTTCACGTCACTGCTGTTGGGGGGAAGTATTAATGTTTGGATTACCTGCCCATAAAGGCGCTTACAATGCTGTTTTTCGGCCTGATGGTGCGAACCCTGTTGCAGCCTCACATTTTCAAACATGGCGAAAGCCGCAGCATTGCTCCATGTTTTATTTTTTCCTCATGGGTGGCGGTGGAGGGGGTGGCGGAGGTTTCACTGGCACAGGTGTAAACCGTGGCGGCGGGTCTGGGGGCAGCGCATCCAACACTGTTCAGGCTATTTTTCCAAGTGTGTTATTACCTGACATTTTGTTCATTATTGTGGGCAGGGGCGGAGCAGGCGGTGCTGCTGGAAGCAACGGCATTCAAGGATTTCCAACATTAATTCAAGTCGATGCCGTTTCTGGTGGCTTAACCGGGCAGATGATTGCCCAAACAGGTAATGGTGCGGCAGGACTCAAAGGAACCGGCGCTGCTGGTGGCGCAGCCGTATCAAGTGCTGGCGCATCAATGAATGTCACTATGTCACTAGGTGGGATATGGCGCGTAGGCGCCTCAAGTTCCTCAGGCGCCGGCGGTGCTTTTGGTGTTGGTAGTAGTGCTTCGGTGCTCAACAACAACCCCGGAGTAGGTGCCGGTGGCGGTGGCGTCACGTCTGCCGGCGTCGAAGGTGCAGGGGGTAATCAAACTGGTTCAGGCAAATGGTCAACATTGAGCGGTGGCGCAGCCGGTGGTGGGGATGGGTTAGCCGGATGGGATTATCGAGGAAGTGATTTTTGGCTATTTCGCGGTGGGTCAGGCGGCGGCGGGAGTAACTTGGGCGCGGGTGGTCGTGGGGGTGATGGTGGGCCTGGCGCCGGAGGTGGTGGAGGCGGTGGCGGCAACACGGGTGGTGCTGGCGGTAAGGGTGGCGATGGTTTAATTTTAGTTGTGGGATGGTAAAATATGGCTACACACTTAGAAAATTTTACAGCTATTATTGGAGCTGCTATCGGTAGTGCTCCTACTAATAATCAATTAGCTACAGTAGCTGATGCAGCATTGTCTAAAGTTACTGACAGGGAATTACTACTTATATTTCCTGCTGCTACGAGAGAAACACTTACAGCTAATCAAAGAGCTGCTATTGCAAATATAGTTATCAGAAAACTTATCCGCAGAATGGTTAGAACTTTTAAAGTTGCTGAGGCAAGAATTGCTAATATTCCTGCTGTACAAGAAGCTGCTAATGATGAGACTATTTAAATGTTAGCAGGCTTTCAACCCAGCGCATTTCAGAATAATGCTTTCCAGATGTTTACTGGAGGCGTAATTACAGTTATTAGTGGTATATCACAGGCAAAGATGGGAGGTATTACACACTTGTATATACTCCCTCCGAGTACAGATATTAAATCTACTGTCTCTCGATCTGCGCCAAATAGTATATCATCTATTACATATCTGATAGATGGCGAACCTTTATAGTGCTGTTCCAAATTGGAACACTAGGAATTTATTATGGTAGCTTCTGTTTCAAACACTGCTTATGGCATCATAAATGATGCTATGTTCGATGCAGGATATCTTCAAGAAGGCCAAGTTGCTAATGGTGAGCAGCTATCAACTTACATGAGACGTCTTTGTGATATTATTAATCTTTGGCAAACGCAAGGACTTAAACTTTTCTTGCTTCAAGATTACAGTATTAATTTAATATCAGGGCAGAGTCTTTATCCCTTAAATGTTGATAGCCCTGATGTACTATTAGCTAAGCCTTTACGTGTCTTACAGGGGTATATATTAGATGCTACAAGTTCAGTTAAGCGCCCTCTTGTCCCAATTTCATGGAATGAGTGGATTAACTTGTCTCAAACAACAGGAAATACTGGAGCAATTAATTCCTATTTTGTAGATAAACAAGCAACTGTTCTTAATGTAAATGTATGGCTTACTCCTGATACAGCAGAGGCATTAAACACTTTACATTTACTTCTACAGATACAGGCAGCTAATCCTATTACACTTACAGACAATATAAGCTTTCCTCAAGAGTGGCGTATCGCTCTTCGCTGGGCATTAGCTGATGATATATGTACGGGACAGCCTCAAACTATTATGGATCGTTGCGCACAGAAAGCTGAAATTTATAGAACAGCTTTAGAAGATTGGGACGTTGAAGATGCTCCAACAAGATTTACTCCAGGTCTTCAATCTAGTCAACAAACTGGGAGTTTTGAATGAGTCCTCAAATGGAAACAGTTGGTGTGCCGCAAAGGCTGCCTCTTGTTATTGAGGCGTCTAATAGAAGTAATGATATTACTAAAGATGCACGTTTAGTTAACTGCTATGTAGAAGTTACTACACAAAATGAGCTATATATTTATAAAAGGCCTGGCTTGACTAGTGCTGGTTTGGTTGAGTTAGATGCGACCGGCAGGGGTGCATATTTTTGGCAGGGTGATGTTTATACTATTTTTGGTGATACTCTTTATCGTAATGGCGCTTCCGTTGCTACTGGCCTTGATACTACTTCTGGAGGAACGTCTGGTAATGGCGTGTATTACTTTAATCAAATCAAAGGAGCTACTCCTAAGTTACTTCTTGGAAATGGTTCTTATAGTTATGCCTATACAGTTGCGGGTGGTATTACTGCTGATCTTAATAGTATTAATATTGATTATCCTGTAGAGACAGTAAAAGGTTTTAGTTATCTTAATGGAGCTACTTATGTTATGCAAACCTCAAATGTCATTTGGGGTAGTGCTATTAACTCAGTAAGTGTGGCTGGCGACTGGACAGCTATTAATTTTATTACAGCTCAGATCGAACCTGATGATGGCGTAGCTATTAATAAACAACTTGTATATGTTATTGCTTTTAATAGTTGGTCAACTGAAGTATTCTTTGATGCAGGTAATCCTACGGCTAGTCCACTAGGTCCTGTCCAAGGCTCGAAGTCAAGTTATGGCTGTGCTAGTTCTGATAGTGTTCAAGAAATTGATGATAAACTTTTTTGGTTATGCACTAATAGAACAGCATCTCCTCAGATTGCAATGATGGATCAGCTTAGCGTTTCTATTATCTCAACGGCACCTATAGATAAAATACTTAAAACCATGGATCTTACAACAGTATTTTCCTGGCAATTAAAAATAGATGGACATAATTTTTACTTTATAACATTTAAGTTAAGTAATATAACTCTTTGTTATGACATAGTATCTCAGCAATGGCATCAGTGGACAGATGCTAATGGGAATTATTTTCCTATTGTTGCCTCTACTTATGATAGTACAGGAAGAATTATTCTTCAGCACGAAAATAACGGCAGTCTTTATTATGCAGATACTACTTATTATTCTGATTTAAGTGAGACTATTCAAGTTGATATTTATACTCCTATATTTGATGCGAGTACTCGTAGACGTAAACAACTTAATTTTTTAGAAGTTATTGCAGATCAAATTACAGGTAGTGTCTTAGAGTTACGCTGTTCCGATGATGATTATAAAACTTGGTCTAATTTTAGATCTATGGACCTCGGCAGCGGTGCTACAATATTAACTAACTGTGGAACTTTTAAGAAACGTGCATATAATTTAAGGCATAAAAAAAATACTTTCTTCAGAATACAGGCTGTCGAGGTTCAGTATGATTTAGGAACACTATAATGACCAGCCCCGCTAAATCTTCTAAAATGCCGCCTCCTCCAACAGCTATAGATATTATAGCACAGGATAGAAAAAAACCATCTGAGGGAAAAGATAAATTAGTCCCTGATGTACCAAAGAGTAATAAGTTAACGCCTGCTTGGATTCAGTGGTTTCAACAATTAGTAGCAAAAGTAAATACCCTTACTCCCGCGGCAGTATCTTTATTGGAAACTAGTGGAACAGGAATTATAGTTACTGATTCTACCGGAAATGTCATAAGAACTATTGTTGGAACTTCTGGTAGAGTTACAGTAACAAACGGTAATGGTGTAGCAGGTAATCCTACTATTGATGTAGCTGATGCTATTGTTATTAATAGAACAGTTCTTACAAGCGATGTAGTTAATGCTAATGCTACTCCTAATACTATAGCCGATGTTACAGCTTTAAGTTTCTCTGTACTTTCAGGAAAAACCTACTGGTTTGATATAGTTATTCCTTACACATCAGCAGCTATTACTACCGGTAGTCTCTGGAGTATCAACGGCCCGACTACTACACTGTTAAATTTTACAAGTCGTTACACACTTACAGCTACAACAGAAACTATTAATTATTGCTCTGCTTATGATACACCTGTAACTAGTAATGCTGCAAGTCTTACAGTAGGGAATGTTGCAAGATTAACAGGAATACTTACAACCAGTGCTGCAGGAACTGTTATAGTAAGATTTGCTTCTGGTATATCAAGCTCAGCTATTACAGCTAAAGCTGGTAGTGTTATTTATTGGCAACAGTTGAATTAAAGGAATACTATGAAAAAAGTTAGTCCTATAACATGTATAGTTACGGGCACTTGCTTAATGGTGTATAGCTCAATAGCTTTAGCAAAACCTTCCGTAGGTATTGTTAGTTTTGAGTACTTATTCACAACACTAATTGGTGTAACAGTTTTGTTGATAGGTGCTTACTTTAAAGGTGTGAAGGATACATTATCGGAAGATATAAAAGAAAATAAAGATGAGATCAATTCTTTAGATGCGTATATAAATGAAAACCACGTTACGAAAAAAGAACTAAGTTATGTAATAAGAGAAGAAATGAGACCTTTACAAAATGATCTACAAAGTATTAAAAATCTGCTAAAAATTAGGAGTTAAGATGCACACTGAAATACCAGGGCTAATTGTTATAGATGATTTTTTACCCCTTCCTTATTTTACTCGTACTCATGCAATGACTTCAGAGTATTATGATTGGTTAGGGCCTGATGGTGAAGTGTATAAAAGAGTTTCTTTATTACGTGTCCCAGGTTTGTTAGAAGCAATAGAAAAAACAGTAGGGCCTATTGAACTTCTTGGCATGGCTTACCGTCTTAATTACGAAGGTGAAGAGCCTAATCAAAGTATTCATAGTGATCTAGGTTGGGGTTCTCATGCGTTGGTTCTGTACCTTAATGATGGCCCAAGCGGTACAGCTTTCTGGAAGCATAAAGAAACAGAAAGTGTTAGTATTAACTTAGGGCAAGTTGAGTTACTGGATAAAGTAAAGAACGACTGGGAAGATGCAAGTAAGTGGGAACTACGTACAGAAGTTGAGATGAAATTTAATCGTGCTATTATTTATGATAGCTCCCTTTATCACTCTAGATATCCTTTCAAAGCCTTTGGTAACAATCCTGAGAATGGTCGATTGATTGCAGTGGCATTTTTTAATATGAAGGAACTAGTATGATTAGGAAAGCTACATTAGACGATGCTGATAGTATAATGGAATTGGTTGAGAAATTTTACTACAAAACAGATTACGCAAGCTTCACACCTTTTGATTATGAAACAGTTTTTGATCTTACAAAGATGCTTATTGAAACTGGAGTTGTTTTAGTTGGTGTAATAGATAATATTATTGTAGGTGTTATTGGTCTAGTAGTTGCTCCCTTTATGTTTAATAAAAGTAAACTTGGGGCCTATGAAGTAATTTGGTATGTAGAAAAAAGTGCAATGCAGCTTGGAGTAGGTGGAGCTTTATTAGCTGACATTGAACCTGCATGTAAAGAGAAAGGAATAGAGCTAATTCAGATGGTTCATTTAAGTAACAGTCCGCCTCAAGCAGGTGAGATGTATATTAAGATGGGCTATAAGTATTCGGAAAGTTCTTACACGAAGGTAATCTAATATGGCCGCAATTACTGCCGCAGTTGTAGGTGTAGCTGGTTCAGTCTATGCTAGCAAAAAAGCTGCGAGTTCCCAGAAACAAGCTTCTAAAGATGCAGCAAAGGCTGCGGAAAAAGCCGACCCTTATCGCGAGTATCGTCCAGATGCTGCAAAAAGACTTGACGCACTATCAAAAGACCCAAGCTCTGTTGTAGGTAGCGCCGTGTGGAAAGCTCGTCAGGAAGCTGCTGCGAGAGCGTTAGCATCTCAGGGATACACAGGATCTGGCAACGCTCTAGTAGCGGCTGCCGACGCAGGGGCAAGTGCATACCAGCAGGAGTTCGATAACCTTGCGAGGTTATCCGGTGCTGATGTGGGCGTAGGCGCTGCCGCAGGCGTCAGCTCGACCGGCCTCAACACTGTTCAGGATTCGCGTAACAGTAGCTTAAGTGCTATAGGTGGTATGGTTAATAATGTAGGTAACTTAGCTACAACTATTGGCTCAAGGTTTAATCCATCATCTGTTAAAACATCCGCAGGCACTGTGTCCAGCGTAACTCATGAAGCTGGACATTAAGGAGTAATATATGCCAGTAGATTTATCAATGGTAGGTTTAGATGGTATTGCCGCAGGGCAGAAGACCCTTGATCAGATTGAGAATAGAAAAGTGTCTGCCTTGCTACGGCAGGAAAAAGAACAAGAGCTTCAACAGGGTCAGCGGGAAATAGATTTACAAGATGCTGCCGCTAAAAATCTAAACGACATTAGTCAAGGGAAGGCACCTAACAGTACCTCCCTTTTTGGTGATGTAGATTCTGAGAGTGCTTCAGCCCCTTTGTTTGTGATGGCAGATACTTTTATGAAGGGCGGGCTGCCTAAGCAAGCTGAGAAGTATCTTAACTCTGCGATGGATATTCGGAAGCAGGAATCTGACATTGCCAAAGATAAAGTTACCACGGCTGGAAACAAACTTGAGAATGTTGTGAAAGCTGCTAATGCTGCAGGACAGTTTCTTGGGGGGGCAAAGAATCAATCTGAATTTAACTATGGTATTGATGAGTTAGAAAAAGGAGGTTACTTTGAGCCAGAAATTATTGAGAAACTTAGAGGAATGGAATGGAGCCCTGACCTATCAGCGTTCTTAGGTGAGCAAGCTCTTACAGTATACCAGAAAGCTACACTTGATATGCAAGCAAGTAATGCCAAAGCTGCTCAGCAGGTTAAGAGAGAGAATTTAGAAATAGCTAAAACAGGGCTTGAATTTCAGCGACAGCGCCTACAGATTCAACGAGATGCAGAGGCACGTCAAGCTAAAACTGGTATTAGTTCAACAGCCCCTACTAATAATGAACTTGCTGGAGCAGAAGCTGCTATTAAGAACTATGTGTTTAAGGGAACTGTTCCGAAATCTCAAGAAAGTGCATATAAGCAAGGGGCGCAAGCGATAGCTGCTCGGGCTAAGGAGATGGTACAGCAGGATAAGTCTCTGAATTGGAACACTGCCATTAACAGGGCTGTTATTGAAAGTCAAGTGAACGGTGATTGGGATGTTAAGACGGAATCTACCTGGGGTGGTTTAGGAGATGATGTTACAACAGTTAAGTATGGGGCAGGCAAAACTCCTGATACAGCTATTCCTCTACCGATGGATAAGGCAGGTAAGCCTGTCCCTGCCCAGCTTAAGAAAGGTAAGTACTACGTGACTAATAAGGGTAAGGCTATGTGGGATGGTACAGCTTTTGTAGTTCCTGAATAATATACTATTGTTCCAATTTGGAACACAAGGACAAATAAATGGCAACTAAAACGTTTTCACTTGAGGAAGCATACGGCCAAGGCACCGAGCTTGTTCCAGCGAAAAGAACTCCTCGCACAAGTTTTGTAGAAGATATTATTCCAACAGAACAACCGGCACAACCTAAGCAAACAACTAAGGTTAGCGAGGCTAATGCTGCATCACAACTTCTTGCTTTGCAAGAACAACAAGGTGGCGAGTGGGATGTAGAAGCTAATAACAAGTTCATGAAACTTGCTATGGACGGCAAAGGTTATAAAGCACAGATCAAAGATGGCAAAGTAAAAATATATGGAGAGGATGAAACACCCACTAAAACCTTTTCTCTTGACGAAGCCTATGGCCCTGTTATAACTAACCAACCCGTTAAGAATGATAAAGGTTTTTTAGTTAATAGCAAAGAAGCTATTCAGAACAGCCTAAAAAATGGCTTCGATGCTCTTATGGAACACTTCAGTAATGACACTGAAAAGGTTGCCCGTAAGCCTGAAGAAATTCTTACCATTATCAACACTGAGCTTCCAAAACGAATGGGGCAGAAGTACAAAGGAGAACGTACAAGAGAACAACTTGTCCAAGAATATGGAGAAGACTTAATTCAAAGCTGGGAAAAATCTCTTCAATTTACGGCGCCTATGGCTCCACAAAAGGTAGCAGATAAACTTACTTTAACCCAACAACAAGAACAACAAAAAGAAGTTGATAGAGCTAAGTCCGCTGAGGGCGGGAGCTTCCTTGAAAACTTTGCTAATTCTCATGGTAACTGGGTTGAAAATATCTTAAATGACAGTCTACCAGCAAATCTAATTAAGAGTTACAGCCGCATGTCTGCACAAGAACGTCTCAATTACAATAAAGTAAAAGAGTCTCTTATGCAAAAGAACATTGTAGACAATCCTAACAAATTTCCAGCAGCGGCTGTCGAAGCATCTAAAAAAGCTCTAGAAGAAAAGCACAAAGACACTCCGTTTTCTGTAAGAAAAATATGGGATGACTTAAGCCAAGCCGCTGCAGAAAACCCAGGAAGGTTTGCTGGTGGTTTTGCTAAAGCACTTACTCAAGACCCTGAAATGGTTCTTGTTCCAGAAGGGGCAGGTCTCCGTATGCTTGCCGGTACTCGTAAAGCTATAACAGGCGTGGAAACAACTAGTCGTATTATTAACATGGCTGACCGTATCTTAGATACAGGTTCAGCAGGCGCGGGCCTTAATGTTACTATGGAAGGCGCTGCTAGTGCAAAAGCAGGTGAGTCTATATCTTCAAATGATTTAGCTATGACTGCGGTTACAGGATTTAGCTTTGGCGGTATTCTTGGAGGCATATTTACTAAAGGTGCGACTGGTCGTAGGGCTATTAAAGATGGCAACCTTTCAGAAGAAATGTTCCAAAAGGCTTCTGCTGATGCTGCGAAGGAGGAACTCCTTGCAGAAGACTTGCTAATCGCCGATAAAAAAGACCCAGTATACACTAGCGACGGCGCACTAATCTCTGACGATGCTCGTACCCGTATTGAGCATATGATGGGTATAGATAAGCTATCCAAAGAACAGAGGCAAAAACTATTACTTAAAAAACGTGAAGAGTGGAAAAAGCAATTTGCTAATGACTGGGAAAACTTAGATCATCAGCAATTCAAAGCTGAGGAACGCATCCAAAGGGCTGCGATGTGGGCCGAGCGCGAAGCGGCGAAAGCCGAGGAAGCGGCGGCAGCTAAAGCGATTCAAGATGCTGAGGCAGGTCGATTATCCGCCGACCAAGAAGCTAAGGCTCGCCAGTTCTCTGAAGACTACGACAAAGCTCTGCGCGCGCGAGACCAGAGTGAAATGGTACGACTTCAGGAAGAAGCAGAAGCTGATAATATTTCTTTTGATAAGTTAAAGAAGCTTGAACAGGATGATGCACTTGTAGCTGCTTATGATAAGAACGTTCCCCAGATTAAGCAGATGTTTGCTAAGGCTGAAAGACGTGATCCCAAGGCATGGAAGTATCAACGTGGTGAGATTGATCCTGAGCTAGCAGCTCGTTTAGGTCTTGCAGGTACAGCAGCTACTATTGGCTATGTACTGTCACCAGAAGATAAGAAAATGCAAGGCGGTTTTCTTGGACTACTGACAGGATTGTTTGTTCCTGGCGGCGGTAGGACAAGTGTACTTTCTAAAATGCGTCAGAGCGGTGCTGTTAGTCCTGATGGTAATATCCTTGGTTTAATGTTTAAGGAGAACAAACCCCCTAACGAAAGTCACATAATTGAACGAGCTAAGGCGGGCGATCAGCAAGCTTATGCAGAGTTGTATAATCAATACTTCCCAAGACTTGAGCGTGCTTCAAGACAGTTTGTTCGTACGGCAGGGCCTAAGCTAGGCATTGAACCTTCTGACATAGCGCAAGATGCTTTTGTGCAAGGCTTCAAGAATTTAGACAAGTTTAAGGGTGATAGTGAGTTCTACACATGGATGCATAGCATCATGCGTAACGAAGGGCTGCAAGCTATTCGTAAAGCAGATAGTAGAATTGATACTACTTCAATGTATAACTCTGGCGGTGACGCAGGTCCCGGAGAGTTTAGTTCCGGTCATATCATGGAAGGTGACCAGAGCTTAGTTAAAGGTAATGTAGAAGCTGCCAGCAGTACACTTGATACACCTGAGAATATTGCAAGGGCGCAAGAAGTAGAAGCTCAGATTGCTAAAGCGTTTGCTAAACTTCCAATAAAAGAAAAACAGGTTCTTACTCTCAAGGAACTTGAAGGTTTTGATGATGCTGAGATTGCGGCACAGTTAAATATGTCTGAGGCTAACGTTCGTGCTTATGCTACCAGAGCTAAGACAACTGTACTGGCAGAACTTGCTAAAGACCTTGGTGTAGGTAAAGGTCCTAAGTATCAACGTGGTGAAGTAGATCCACGGTTGCTTAAGGTTGGGGCTGTAGCTGCCTTGGGAGCAGGAGCTTACGGTTTCCTGGACAGTGAGAACAAGAAACTCGCCACGGGGCTGACTATGCTTGTCGGCGCTGGTCTTATCTTCAGTAAAGGTCGAACAGGTGAGTCTTTAACCCAAGGTGTTATTCAAGGTTTAGATAAAACTCTTGGAGTTATGTCTACTCGGACTATGAATATCTCCAAGCCCGTCTGGTGGAGAACTATTGAACACTTTCGCACAGTGTTGAAAGACACTCACCAACACATGAAAGCTGTTGATCCATTCTTAGTACAGGTTGAAAACCTTAATCCAGAAACTAAAGGTCTTGTGCAACGGGCTATCTTAACTGGTAAGCAAGACGTAACGCAGAAGGTTTTGGAAGCTATAGGTAATCCAGAACTTCTTAAAGGTTGGAAAGCTGTTCGCGCTACTCTTGATACATTAGGAGATCAGCTTGTTCACTTGAAGAGATTTAAGCGTGGTGGGTTTGAATACTTTCCGCGTATAGTAAAAGATGTAGCGGGCTTAATGAAAGCTCTTGGAAAAGAGAAAGGTGATTTTCTTTCTGAAATTCTTAAAGATGCTAACACTAAGTCATTAGCTAATCGTGGCATGGAACTTTCAGATATTGAACGATCTAAGATTATCAATGATGCTCTTATGTCTGAAAGTAAACTTGGTGCGCAGCCAGGTTTTGCAAAGAATCGGGGCGTTCAGGAAATTACAAAAGAGCTTCAACCTTTTTACGCTACTCCAACTGAAAGCTTGCATAGCTATATTCGTTCGGCTGTAGAAGATATTCAAACAGCTAAATTCTTTGGTAAGGATTTGGAAGTAGTTAAGAAAGGTGATAAAGAATATACTAACGTAGATAAATCTATTGGTAAGATGGTGTTGGAACTTCAAACATCAGGTCAGATTAATGAAGCTAAAGCTAATGAACTTTCAAGTGTTCTAAAAACTCTTTTTATTAACGATAAGGGTATGCCTAATGAAGTTTTACAGAAAGTTAAAAATCTTAGCTATGCTGGATTGTTAGGTAACCCTCTGTCAGCTATCAGCCAACTCGGTGATGTTGTCATTCAGGGATACATCCAAGATACGCGTTCGGCATTAGTGGCTACTGCTAAAGTACTTACAGGCAAAGCTAAACTTAATGCTAAGGACTTTGGTCTTGCGGATCACTTAGCTGAGGAATTTGTAAGCACTGATGGTACAGCTAAGTTCTTGCAGAAAGCATTGAAGTATGGATTGTTCTCCAAGATTGACTTGTTCGGTAAGGATGTAGCCCTTAATGCTGCCGTAAATAGACTTGGTCGTTT